AAAATTTATTCCGTTAGCGGTGAATGGGAAGTCTGTATAGGTTGTGTTAGTCATTGTTAGTTTTTACCTTTCGTGTTTGTTGTTACTACAATTTTAGCGATTTTCTCTAAGTTTGTCAATTGTTGCGCCTTGCGCTGTGCCTCAATGTGGGCTTTGAATTCGTCTAATTTCATTAGTCATTAGTCCTAACTGCTAAATAACGATAAGTATCTTTTAGATTTAGCGGTGCTGAGTAATGAGGTCTAACCTGAACCTTGTAAGTATCACAATCCGCATACCATACCGAATTATCTTTTTCGGCTGAGATGATTTCTCCCGTAAGTGTGCGGGACTTGTAAGTTTTTCCTACGAGTAGGCTTTCGATAGTATAGACATTTGCTGACATAAGTTGTCACCTTTCTTTAGTTTCTAATAATTCTATTATTTCATTTTTTTTCTAAAAAGTCAATTCGACACGCCGTTGTGCCTGTGTGATTTACATCACTTGTGGATACACTCTGACTCAATTTCGTGTCCGAATTCCTCTACTAATTCCTCGTAGATTTCGTCTGAATAGTCTAAATAGTCTGACATAGTTTTACCTTTCTTTATTTTCTTACTATGTAAGTTTAGCACACCAAAGCCAAAAAAGCAAATCGACACGCCGTATTTTGAGAAAATAATAATGTGACCTTAAACACATTAGTTATCCACAGCCTGTGGACGACACGCTAGGTAGATCGCCTAGAAAATTTTTTGGAGGGGAAGTCCAAAAAACTTTTTTATTTATTCTTTTTCAATTTCATCTAATAGTTCCCAAAGTATTGGTTCTAATTCTTTAGAAACTAAATCTAATTTTTCTTGAAGTGTTTTCATTTATTTTTCTCCTCTAATAGTTCCGCTAATTGCTAACAAATCACATTCTAATTTTAGAGATGTGCTTTTGTCTAATTGTGCGGGTAGCGCAGAGATAAAACTACGCACCTGCTCAGCAGAGTAAAATGGCAAATGCTTAGTATTACCATTGTATGATGTAAGTGTTACTTTTATCATTAGTCAATCTCCTCAATCTCAATTTCTAAACAATCTGTGTTTAGTTTTTCTAACGGGGTATTGTAGATTAGATAAGTTGCCTCATCTTGGTCAATCGCCTCTACATCAACGGCAATAGTATAAATAAACTTTGGCATTAGTTAGCCTCCTTGTATAGGTAGTCCCACGCCTTACGGCATAACACGATAGAGTTGCAGTTATCGCAACAGATAACCCCATGAGGGTTTAGGTCGAAGTCATGGACATCAACCATAGCGGTAGTTGCGCCACATACGGAGCGCATAGGAGCATAGGTACTCATTAGTGTTGTTCCTCGCAATCATTAGAATAGTCAAACTCGCAATAGTAGCAACCCATTGCCTCACCATGTGCCTTACACACATAGCGGAATTGGCTTTCGCCACAACAGAAACGCTGTTCATCTTTGATTAGATAAAACTCGTTTTGGTCAATGTATTCGGTTATCATTTAGATACCTTCCAATCTGTCCACATAGGCAAACGCTCAGGGTCGGTATCGTTATACCAACGCTCAATGTTTTGTTCGCAATCTACGCAGAAAGTAAATTGCTCATCTCCTACATTGGAGATAGCGGAAACCATAGGGTTATGGTCTTTACATAGTATGTTTAGTGTAGTCATTTTGACCACCTTTCTTTATTTATCTTATGTCTTAAGACTACCATAGACCACTGACAAATTGACCTGTTTTTCGGGCGTGTCGGAAAACTTTTTTTGTGATAAAGGTCACATTAGTTATCCACAATGAATGGTCAGACCTGTGGATAACTCACTAGGGAATTGTGTGATGAACATCACATGCGACACGCCGATGAAGCCCTTGACTTTTGAGAGTATCTATGTTATTATTCCATTATACAAATAAATAAAGGACAAATGGGCTAATGAGCCTAAGCAAATAAATGTGACCTAAATCACAGTGAGCCTTAGCAAATAAGTAGCCAATTTGTCAGACCCCTAAGATAGAATAGAATTATTAGATAGAAAGAGGGTAGCAAATGATAAACTCAGTGCTAACAATAGATTGCGATACATGCTCAGGCAGAGGGCACATCTTTTATGGTGATAACGAGGATTATGCCATCGAACCATGCGAGTGCGTGTTATAGTGGCAGGGTATAGCGAAGAACAACTACGCAGAAAAGAACACTTGATGAGAGGTGGCACTATTGCTAACTACGATAGAAGCCACTATACAAAATACGGTATTACAATGAATAAAGAGGTAACAAATGATACAAGTAAAACTAACAACAGTAACGGGTGAAAGCAAGACTATCCCGTTTTATAGCAAGCAAGCGGTAGAGAAGTTTATCGGTTTCTTTCCAACACAACTGACGGAGGGGGTTGCTGTATGTATTGACGCACCCCTTGTAGGAATACACAATGGGTGGGTAGTAGGCAAGAAGCCAAGGCATGAGTTAGAATAAACTCAATGTAACCAAAAGATCGTGGCCAAAAATGTGCTCACTATTATTTTGCTATTATTGTTTTTATTTTCCGTATCATACACTTTAGCAAAATATTCAGATTTTCCTAAAAACGGGGTATAAAAAATTTTTCAGATTTAGTGTATAATAAAGAGCATGGGAATCTTAGATAATCTAGAAAACGCCTGGGATGAGAATTTTGAGTTTGAGTCAAAGCCAGTAGCAGAGACAGACGCTATGGGCAGAGAAAAGTTCTGGGAAGACCTAGGCAGACCCGAAAACGATGGTTTGGCACTCAAACTATTTCAAGAGGAGTGTTGTACTGAATGCTCCTGTAAATCAAAATAAGGAGATATAATACGATCATGACAGAATTATCATTAGAACAGAAGTGCTGCGCTGGCTGCACATGTACAGATCCTCATAGATCAAAGCCAGATACTTCAGCAGAAGCACAGCCTGAAGTAAATGTACAAGAATCTTAATAAAAAATGAGGGGGGTCATAAAATGACACTAAAATCTATATACGACATTGATTTGAACTCAGCAGAAGGCGAGGCTGGTTTTCTAAATCAATACAAGGGTAAAGTAACCCTAATTGCTAACACAACAGTAGGTTGTGGAAATGCAAATCAAATGGAAGTTCTACAAATGCTTCAGGACAAGTACGGTGATCAAGGATTCCAAGTAATTGCTATCCCAACAAACGACTATTGCGGTCCTGGAATTACAAAGGGTAAGTGGTCAGAAGGTATCACATGTGGTGCTGACTCACAAGCATACGGAAAAGATGTTTATGGAACAACATTCGGCTTTTCTGAAATGGTAGGATCTGTCCCACATGACAAGGTTAGCGAAACTCCTGGTATCAATGGATTAGGAAAAGAAAACCTTCCTCCACACGATCTATATTTAACAATTCAAGATCACCAAAGACAATTTAAGGCAAAAAATATTGCTGAAAACACACCAACAGAATCACAAGATTACTACTCACATTGGCTTAACCTAGGTTTTGACAATGGAGACTGGATGGGCGGTAACTTTGAAAAGTATTTAGTTGACAAAGATGGCTATGTTGCAAAACACTATCAGTGCACAACTCTTAACTATGATATCGAAGCAACACTAAAGGAAAACCAACCTACTGCTGGAATGGGTCTTGGAAGATCTCAAAAGATTTTCGAAGAAGAGTTTGCAGTTGTTTGCCAACATATCGAAGAACTACTTGCTGGTGCTAAGGCTGCAATCAATCCAAATGTTGATACAGAATTACAGCAGTTGTCTTCTTCACAATCAATCTCACTAGCGTAAATAAAATAATACTCCAGTAGCATATAACTATTGGAGTATTTTTTATTTTTTAAAACAATAGATTAAGCAATAACGCCGTTAGTCTTTAGTTTGTCGTATATATTACCGAACATAAAGATTAAGGTTGGTTGACTTTGTGAAATTTGTGTTTCTGCATCTGAATCACTAATTCCAGCCTGCTTACACAACTCTCTATTGTCAGCATTCATGCTATCAAGCATTAACTTAATAACTTCTTCCTTATTCATCTCTCACCACTTTCCTATAGGGCATTTAGCCGATCTTAAAGTTGTCTTAAGTTTCATAAAACAACCACATTTCTTACATTTTACCATACGACGATTAAAGTGTTCGCACGTATTGCATATTTCGAGGCGGGATTCAATTAAATCTCTATCGCTTCTTGGCTGATTAGGATCAAACAAGTCACTAAACTTAACATCGTCTCCCATATATCTATTCTATCACAGCCAAATGCTATAATCAATATATGAAGGAAATAACAACTATCTATTGGTCATCATCGCTAAGAAACCCCTCTAGCCCAGATACATGGTTTCTCAAAGAGCCAGAGCCAGTAAAAAATTATTTTGTTAATAACATACCAGAAAATAAAGATGATGCCGATATGGGGTTTTTCGGATGTCCAGCCTCTGGTGCTTATCTAAAAAACCTTTTTACCTTCAAAGCAAATAAGTCCGATAAATGTGTTTGGCCAGAAGGGTATTTAAAATCTATTGCACATAGAGGCGTAGGAGAATTAGACAATTACGGCAATAATGTAACTATCAGGCAATCTCGCAAACCAGCCATAAACGGATATATAGATCTTATCTATGACGTTAACTATGTTATGTTCGCCGATAAGCCATTAACTATTAGAATGTCGACTCCTAATTACCCTCCATCTTCCCCGTCAAAAAATGCTATGTTTATTAGCGGAGAGTTTGACATTGGTAGATGGTATCGTCCTGCTGTGTTAAATTGGTTTGTTCCTATCGACAATACTGAGTTTACAATTAATGAAGGCGATGACTTGTTTTATTTCCAAGCATTGACAGATAACAAAATAGTTTTCCAAAAATTTATGATGACTGACACAATTAGAGAAATGGCTCAGTCTTTTTTAAGGTCTATTAAAAGAGATGGTTCAGGATTAACTCTAGAAGAACGCTACGAAATAGCAGAAGGCAGAAATAGCCAAAACCAGATACTAGAGGAAATAAGGAAAAACCTTATAACATCTTAATCTGATAACTTCGCATATATTTGCTGCGTGAGCAGCATAGAGGATGCGTATTATCTCTGTCGCCGATGTTAAAAATTTCGAACTGAAGTGCCACCCGCCGAACTCAGTTTTATTTTTTTAAAAACACCGTGTTATAATTTTCCTGTTATGTTCGCCACGGAAGGCACAGCCTTATTACTCGAAATTATAATTGGTGTGTTTACCATTTTGTCTGGTATCGCATTTTCAATCAAGTGGCTCGTAAAACATTATTTTGCTGAAATAAAAGCAGAGTTCAAACCAAATAGCGGATCAAGCATGAAAGATGCCATTACTAGATTAGAATCAGACGTGTCACATCTTAAAGATCACATGTTAAAAGAAGAAGTTGAACAAAACAACATGCAGAAAAAACTTGATCATATGTATGAAATTCTTTTAGATTTTGTAGCAAAGAATAGCAAGTAATTCTCTATATATTATATATAAGTAATAAGTATCTCTGAGGGAAAGTCCCCCCCTCCCCCCATAGATTTTTTGTTACATCTAATGGTGGAAGTAAGAATGCATCTCTAGTGCAAAGTCCCCACAAACCCTGTAACAACTATACCACAAACTATTTTCTGATTCAATTCATATAAAACACTAATGTCCGTTTTATGCCAATATGATATACTTTTAATGCTTACCCCTTGATCTGTCTCTCATACCCACCGATCTTGGGGTAAGTCCATATTTCATGGTATAATCTTTCTATTATGGCTAACTTATGCTCTCCCGAAATTTTTGGTGCTGACCCAGTGTCACTTCAATGGAGAGTTGTTCGTGGAGATAGCGCAACACTAAAAATAGAATTTTTTGAAAATGACGAAACTACATATTACAGCACTGAAGGATGGACTTATAAAGCAACAGCATATGATCAGTCTGGAGATGTATTAGACGCACTAGATTGCAGCGCCTCAGACGGATATGTTACAGTTACCGCTCTTCCTTCAGTAACAGAAAATTGGGGAACTAAATATTCATCAACAGTTGCAGAACTGCCATTTGACCTACAAGTAAAGATACCAGATGATCAGGATGATATTATCTGGACTCCAGTTATAGGTACAATTTATGTACTTGGAGATGTAACTCCTGGAGGCAGCCTATAATGCCAGTCATTAAGGTAAGCGATAAGAAAGATAATATTCCATCAGTAATAAAAATAAATGGAAAAACCTACAAGGTTAAATAGGAGATAATTAATATGGCCCAACACTCTATAGTAGCATTAACAAGCACAGCACCAGTTAGACTTACTCCAAATGGTAAGCATGGTGGCATGGATATAACACTTCAAAACGTTAATGATGCTGGATATATTTATATTGGTGGAGATGACACAGTTTCTTCAGCCAACTATGGTTTTAGAATTATGCCAAACCACTCTATATCTTTTGAACTTCCAAGCGCTGATGCATTGTATGCAATTGGATCAACAACAATGAACTTGGCATTAATGCAGACTGGCTTGGAGAGTCAAAACTAGTGGCACGGTTTACACACCCAGCATTTGGTGATGTCGGTGGGCTTACAACTGAAATTAAATCATATTCTCCAGTATGGTCTGCAACTGGCTTAACATTTACAAATACTCCAGCAACTGGTTCCTATATTAAAATTGGAAATTTAGTAACTGTTCAAATTGATGTTATCTTTACAAATGTTAGCAATTTTGGAACTGGACAGTATTCACTAACTATTCCATTTGCATCAAAATACCATACAGATGTTTATGGTGGATCAATACACGATGTTGTAAATCAAGGCATAGATCATTACAGTATTAAGGGACACCTATCTCCAGGCTCAACTACCTTTACTATGTGGAATATTGGAAGTTCTGCAAAAGATGAGCCATTTGATCACAACTCACCATTTGTTTTAACAACTTCAGATAAATGCCACATGTCATTCTCATATATTTGTGAATAATACTGTGGGATAATGTCACCATGGCTGTTTCTAAATCTATGGATTTCCCTGGTGCTAAAAAATCAACTTACGCAGATCAAGTCGTACAGACACAAACAACAGGTTCTGACACATTAATCAACTATATACCCGTTCCTGGGCCACAGGGGCCTGCAGGAGTGCCTGGACCTGTTGGACCCCAAGGACCTGCTGGAAAAGACGGTAGCCAGGGTCCTAAAGGCGAAAAAGGTGTAACTGGTAAAGACGGCAAGGATGGAAAAAGTTCTTTATCCTCATCTGGACAACAGGCTGGTTGGGCAGGATATTTTAACCTAAATAAAAAGCCATTAAATTTAGGAGTAAGTTACGGTGACGAAGGGTGGGTAAGTCTTTGGGTAGATTCAAAGGGTAAAGATACTAATGAGAGGTACCTACCAGAAGGATGCACAAGCCTGTGGAATGCAGAGCAAAGAATGCTTAACTTTCATGGCTTAAAGGTAGGATCACAGGTATTTGTAACCTATAACTTTGAGTTGACTACTGAATACAATAATACTGAGGTTTGGATTAGGACCTTTTTCCCTAAATCTACCACCGAAATATCTCAGTTTGTAGCCTCACTAAAATATCAATATGTCTATAATATGTATGTCACTCAGCACTTTTTTATAGAGAATGAAGATATGTGGAATTCTGGCGCTATCCCTCAGATTAGAACAGACTATGACTCTTCTGTAATTTTGAATTCTATATACATCGGCGTGGTATAATTTACGAGGAGGAACCATGGCATTTCCAGGAGAATTAAATATAAATTATTATAAGGGTGACACCTACGAGTTTAACATATACCCTAAACTAGCAGGAGGCTCTGCTATGGACCTAACAGACTATACGGTTCAATTTAAAATTGGTGAATCAAGAGGAGCAACAACTCTTATTGAATGTTATTCAGTAATTCCAACTTTAACTGGAGGAGAAGATTTTCCTAACTATGTAAAGTGTGCTATTACACCAGCAGCAGGTGGACAACTAGATCCAACTAAAACCTATTATTATGACGTTGAAGTAAAGAAAGCATCTACTCCATATCCATATGTTTACACTTTGCTTACTGGAACTGTTTCTGTTACTGATCAAGTGAGTAGGCCAGCATGAGTGAGGTTTTACTTTCTACAGACGATCTTTTAGTTATAGGTCCACCAACAGAAATAACTGTTGACTTGGACTTAGGTGCAAAAGGACAACGTGGAAGTCAGATATTTTTAGATATGGGAAAACCTTCAGAAGTCTTTGAGGGAACACCATTGGCATATGATTTATTTTTTAATTTAAATCCATTAGATAGCGAATACCTAAATGTATACCAATACGTTTCTGTACCAGTTATTGGAGGTACATGGGTAAAGGTATTTAAAATTTTCCCAAACGAATTAAAGAAAAACTATGCATTGAGTTTTATAGAAGGAACTGCAACAAAAACAATTAACGTAACAGATATTCTTCCATTGTCATTAGTTTCAACAGTAGAATCAGAAAACTTTAATATCACATACAGTATAGAAAACCAAAACCCAGTAGCGTCATCCATAGACTCTATATCGGTTGTAGTAGATGAAGAAACAGAGTTTATTAATTTAGTTATAGTAATAAAGGCATTGGAGTATAAGGATAACTCTTGGATACCGTTGGGATCTTCAGATGGAGATACTGGTACAAGAACCGTACACTTCGATATACGAGTGGTATAATCTAAGGTGGTGATGTTAGGTGGCTTCTGAAGATATCGGTAATGTTTATAAAACGCAGATCCCAGGTTATGAGGACGCTGCTGATATTCAGGCTGCCCTTCGCTTATATCATTATGGAACAACTACAGTACCAGCAACAGAATCAGAGTTAATAGCAAATTCTACGGCAGGACACATAAAGGCATTAGATACAAGAATAGATGTTATCGAATCAGATCCAGCCAGATCAGCATTGTCTAATAACGAACCATCAGGACCACTATTGGTTAATGGATATATTTGGGTAGATGGAGACTCTGTTACTGGAAATGCTCCAACCTATGGAACAGCAACATACTCAACAACTGCCCCAACAGAAAACCTAACGTCTGGAACTCTTTGGGTAGACTCAGACTCCTCACCACTCAAACTATATGTATGGTCTGGACTTGAATGGCGGGTGATTGGTGAATAATGTCTAACGAACAAACCAATCAAATACTAAAAGAAAGAGCCATAGCAAAACTAGTTGCTTTGGGATTAACAGAAGCAGAATTACGTTCATTGGGGTTGACATCAGATGCCAATTAATAGTGACGGTAAAGTAGCATATATTTATAAGGATGGCACATGGTATGCCATCAGTGGTGCTATTAATACTAATGCTTCTTATACTTGGACTGCTTCACAAACCTTTGCATCCCCCGTTACTTTTGAAGAAGTTTTAATATCAAGAGCAGGAATTAACAATTTTCAGTCTCCAGAAACTCGTGACATTGCTATACCAAACCCAGTAGATGGGTCAGTTTGTTTTGTAAGACAATCTACAACTGGCGGTACTGTAATAAACCAATTGCAGTATTATCATAATGGATGGAAGAATGTATCAGGGTATTCAAATGTTGTATCAAAGTTAGGTTCTTATAGTATTGATTTAAATGATGCTGGTAAAGTGATTACTGTAGACAGTTCTTCTGCTTCTACAATTGCCCTGCCAACAAACGCAGAATTGCCAATAGCAAATGGTTTTAAGTTTGATGTAGTTAGATTGGGAACTGGTACAGTACTGATTAGTTCATCTGCAACAGTTCTCAGCAAAAATCCTAGTGAAGCATATATTGATTCTCAATATGGTAGAGTTACTGTTATAAAGTTAGACACTAATACATGGTTAGTTACTGGCGATGTATATGAAGGATCAACCATAGCACCTGCTCCTGTTGCTCCTGCTCCAGTTGCCCCAGCACCTTCACCTGCTCCCGTAGCACCTGCTCCCGTAGCACCTAGCCCAGTAGCCCCTGCTCCTGTAGCACCGTCACCTGTCGCACCTCCACCTGTCGCACCTGTCGCACCTGTAGCCCCTGCACCAGTACCTGCTCCTGCACCAGTACCTGCCCCTGCACCAGTACCTGCTCCTGCCCCAGCCCCTGCTCCAGTAGGAGTAACAAATTACTTTGGATATTGTGATTTAGGTAATAATCCAGTTGGACCATTCTCAACATCATCTTCTTGTGCCGATGCATATGATGCTCAAGAAAATGCAAATGGATATCCACCTATTGGATGGGTCTGTGGTTCAACACCACAAGATGGAACACCAAGTTGTAGTGGAACATCGCCTGCTCCAACACCTGCACCAGCAGGAATTACTTATTGGTATACAGGTTGTTGCTCCACCAATAATCAGCAGGTTACTGGAACAAGTAGCGTAGACTTTACTTTAGCATTTAATTCTATGAATAGCCAATGTTCTGGATCTGTAACAAGTACACAAAGTGGAGTTGGAGGAACAATTCCTACACTAAGTTGCGGATCATCTCCATCACCTGCCCCAGCACCAGTTTCATCATCATGCGTACCTGCAGATGCTTGGTCATACACTAAGTCAATGTGCCAGGCTTGCGGATACTACTACTCAGATGAATTTGGTGAATGTTCAACAGAACCATGGGGTTCTAGTCCTTCGCCTGCCCCAGCCCCTGCTGCACCAGCACCTGCTCCAGCACCAGCACCTGCTCCTGCACCAGTAGCACCATCATGCGTTCCTGCAGATGCTTGGGCATACAATAAGTCTAAGTGTCAATCATGTGGATACTACTACTCAGATGAGTTTGGCGAATGCTCAACAACTCCATGGACTTCACCTGCTCCAGTTGCACCAAGTCCTGTCGCACCAAGCCCTGTGGCACCTGTACCAGTAACAATTACACCAGTGCCAACTCCAGCACCAACTCCAGCACCTGCACCAGCACCAGCACCTGCCCCTGTAGCACCTTCACCTGCACCTGTTGCATCATGTGATGAAAACTTGGCTTGGTCATATAATCAGTCTAAGTGTCAGTCATGTGGATATTATTGGAGCAGCACATTCGGTGAGTGTTCTTCAGAGCCATGGTCAACCCCTGTAGCACCTTCACCAGTTGCACCTAGCCCAGCAGCACCTGTAGCACCTAGCCCAGCAGCACCTGTAGCACCTAGCCCAGCAGCACCTGTAGCACCTAGCCCAGCAGCACCTGTAGCACCTAGCCCAGCAGCACCTGTAGCACCTAGCCCAGCAGCACCTGTTGCATCACCAACTGGTGGAACGACAGAGTGTACTTGTGGATATTGTTGGAGATGTAGCGAATGTTGCCCAGGAAGAACTTGCGCTTGTTAGTGTATAATGTATAAATAACTATACAAAAGTAGGGAAAATATGTCAGAAGAAAAATCAGTATGGCAAAAATATAAAGAAAGCCTTGGAGATACTAGACCATGGGATCTCATTAACCCTGAAACAGAGTGGGCATCAAAAGAGGTAGCAGAAGAAAGATATTCTATTTGTCAATCCTGTCCAGAACTAATAAAACTAACAAAGCAATGTAAAAAGTGTGGATGTTTTATGTTTGCTAAAACTAAATTACTAAATGCAACTTGTCCACTAGAAAAGTGGTAATATGATTAAAGATGAAATTGCTCCAGGTATTGTTTGTTATAAGAATGTACTAGATGACAATATCATATCTACTTTAATAAAAGATATTGAAGAGGGCGCTGAATCACTAAATGTGGAATGGAATCAGTCTCTGGTAGAGGGCCAAGGCGGTGTTGAAGTAGATACTAAGGCTAGAGATACATCAGTTATAGGTGTACCATATAAAGATTATATAGTTGATGATTTTATGACTTTTAGCGATGCATTTTATGGAAATTTATCTAATATATTTTTTGAAGCATTTAATCCTAGAGAAATAGACTATAGATCAATGTTTTCATGTGAGACTACTTGGCATGATGACTATGGTATTTTAAAATATGGCGTTGGTCAAAAATTTACTAATCATATAGATGACCACAAGAATCATCATAGAAGAATGTCTACAATATTTTACATGAATGATGATTATGAAGGTGGAGAGATAGAGTTTCCAAGATTTAATGTAAGTCATAAACCAGAAAAAAATGAATTAATTATTTTCCCATCAACATATGTATACAATCATTCTGTACTTCCAGTAACTAGTGGAACAAGGTATGCAGTAGTAAGTTGGTTAAGATGATACAGATTAAAGATCCAGTTATTATGGATAAAGTTTTTTCTGAAGAAGAATATTATGAACTTAGTAACTATTTAAAAAATAAACCAAAAAATCCACAAGACTATTCTGATGGTTTTGGAAGGTATTGTTTTAATGACTCACTAATAGACTCTTATGCAGAAAAGTTAATACCAATTGCTAGAAAACAGTTTAACAGTGAAAACCTTATTCCATCATATTCTCTTTTTGCACATTATGAAGGAAAGCAGGCAAATTTATACAAGCATATAGATGATAACGCTTGTACCTATACTATAGACTTTTGCGTTTATCAAACAGAGCCATGGGATTTATTTGTAGAAAATAAAGCATATACATTATATCCAAATCAAGCCCTTGCTTATTATGGAAATGATCAGTTGCATTGGAGAGAAAAATTTCCAAACCCAGATTCTGGAAATGTAGCAATGATATTTTTTCATTTTGTTGAACCAGATCACTGGTGGGTACAAAAGGGTCCAGGGTACTTAGATGTAATTCGTAAAACTATAACGGAGGAACAATGGAATCAAAGACAGCAATAGTGTTTGGCGCAGGAGGATTTATTGGAAGTCATCTTGTCAAAAAATTGAAAGAACAAGGTTTTTGGGTTCGTGGTGTAGATCTTAAATATCCAGAATATTGGAAGACGTATGCTGATGATTTTGTAATTGGAGATTTAAGAAATCCAGACGTTGTAAAAAAAGTAATGCCAATAAAATTTGATGAAGTTTATCAATTGGCTGCTGATATGGGTGGAGCAGGGTATATTAACTCTGGCGATAATGATGCAGAAGTTATGGGTAACTCAATATTAATAAATGTTAATGTTTTGAAGCAGGCAGAAATAGTAAGAATTAAGTCTATATTTTTCTCATCTACCGCTTGTGTCTATCCAGAGTATAATCAGATGGATCCAGGAAGTATAAATACAAAAGAAGATTCTGTTTACCCTGCAGCACCAGATACAGAGTATGGCTGGGAAAAACTTTTTAGTGAGCGACTATATCTTGCATATAATAGAAATTATGGTATGAAAAATAAGATAGGAAGATATCACAACGTGTATGGCCCATACGGTACTTGGGATGGCGGTAAAGAAAAGGCACCAGCAGCCATTTGTCGCAAGGTAGCAAAGGCAACAGATGAAATAGAAATCTGGGGTAATGGAGAACAGCATCGCTCATTCTTGTATATAGATGAAGCAGTTAAGGCTACAATAGATTTTTATAGAGAAGAAAACTATTTTGATCCAATCAATATAGGTTCAGAAAGAAATGTTTCTATAAATGAATTAGTAGATATTGTTTGCAATATAGCAGGAAAGCAACTAAATAAAAAGCATATTTCTGGACCACTTGGTGTGCATGCAAGAACGTCTCACAACGAATTAATTACAAAAGTTTTGGGATACAGGCCAAGCGAAGATCTAGAGTATGGTTTGACACAGACCTATAACTGGATAAGCGATCAAATTAAAAATGTCAAATAAAATATTTTTTCAGTTATACAATCCAACTGGAATGATTAATCAGGTTATGAGTTTAGAGTTGGCTATAGGACTTGCACATGAAACAAAAAAAGATTTAATTGTTCATTATGTAAGTAATGCAGGAGACGATTTATACAACTCTAGAAATGTTCCAATTTTTACACCAAGTAGATGGCATAATGAACAACGAAAAGATTTTACAAATCCAGATCAATTTCCACACCTTTTAGATTTAATAAACTTTAATGAAGATTTAACTTTTATAGATACAAAGATTGATTTTTTTAAACAAGAAGAGTTTGTAATTGATGACACTCTTAATGGGTATTATTACAGTAATGAAAATGAAATATCTGAAAATGAATTATTGTTTGCCGAAGGAAGACAAAGAATTCCACTAGATAAAAATCTTCATCTTAAAAAAACACTTGGATGGTATAGTAGATTCTTTTACAATAGAAGCACAGAACTAGACAATGCTCTAAAGTCCGTAAAATTTAAAGATGTGTATGTAGACTTAGCCAAAAAAATATCTAACTCTTTAGGTTCTTTTCAGGGAATGCACTTAAGGCTTTCAGATCATATAAAAATGTTTGATACAAAACAAGACATGTTTGAATCTTGGTTAAGCATATACGAAAATAATAAATTGCCAATAGTTGTGTCTACCTGTGAACCAGGAAATAAAATGATACAAGATAATAAGCATAGGTTTATATTGCTTGATGAGTATATAGTCAATAATTTTAGAGATGATTTTATGTCACTGCCATTTCAGGATGAGGTTGTTTTTGGTTTAATTTGCAATTTGGTTTTGCATGATTCTGTAAATTTTGTTGGTACTTCTGGAAGTACTTATTCAGCCTATATACATAGAGTACGAAATCAAAGGGGTATAGAGACGTGGGACTTTTTTGATAATCCACCAAAAGCAATAGGAAGTCCGTATTCTTGGAATGGATACCCACTAGAAGGCGGTAGGAAGATGTGGTGGAGAGAGTGGCAGGAGTCTAAATTAAAATGATAAAAAGATTAATCTTAAAGTATCGAATGTGGAAAAAACATAGAAAGATTAAAAAGTCTAATCTGATATACTAGTTTTTATGTTTGATGATTTATATATTCCTGGCCCAATACCACATACTGGATATAATAAAAATACTAAGAACAGAAAATATAAAGTCAATGATCCAATTATTGCAGCACATGCAGAAATACCTAGGCCCGAATACAGTTATCAATGGAATGAGGATGGGCTAAGGTCTATAGACTTTGCACAAAAACCAAACATAATTGCTTTAGGATGTTCTTTAACTTTAGGTCAAGGACTTCCAGAAAATCTAAGATGGTCTAATTTATTGCAAGAAGAATTAGGATATGGAAAACATTTAATAGGAAATATATCTTATAGTGGAGCAGCAATAAATAAATTAGTTTCTAGTTTTTTTGGATTAATAAATAAGTATGAATATGTTCCAGAAATTGTTATTTGTAATTTTGCAAATTTTGAAAGATTTTATTTTGTTTCTCCAAATGCAGAATATATGCAAGATTGGTATATTAATTACTCACCAAAAAAAACCAAGGTTACGGCACCGTGGAACTATCAAGAAATTTTGCCTTATGAGTGGGTATACTATCAAAATTTAGATCATATAAAAATGCTAGAAACCTTTTGTAATTCACAAGGTATTAAACTTATTTGGAGTACATGGTCAAATGCATTAACAGATTCTAATGAAACATTTTTAAAAAATAATTTTAAAAATTATTTTACAGACACTACTAGAAAACAGTTCCCCATGGATTTTGAATTTGATATTCATGGAGATACAAAAGATAAGTTATTGCCACAATATAAGATGATAAATTGGGATTCTGTAAAATGCCATCAAGAATATTTTGATAATCATATGGATATTTTTGATATGGCATATGACTATCATAAGTTTGCGGGGCCATGGGGTCCAGGATCAAATAGGCCACACCCTGGAATCCATAGACAACTGCACTGGAAAGATATGTATTATAATGAATTAACATCCAGGGGATGGCTATGACAGATATTGTAAAAGAATTTAAGACCATGGATGGGTTAGGTGCAATGCTATGGAAAAAAATATACGCTATGTCATATGCTAAGTACCATAAAAAAATATTTAAGGACACACCTATCGATTGGTTTTTAATTCATAAATCTGATGGTATTGATGGTGAGGATGATCCAAAATATAAAGATTTAATGGATAAGTTTAATAATGTTTTATACAATCCGTGGCAAAATATTGATTTTAATCATATACCATATAAAACTTTATGCAAGAATGTTGGGGCAGGAGCACCCGCTCCAGGCTTTGCAACTACAAACGACGATATTGATTTTTTAAAAGAAGCAATACATTTTAATAAATTTAGTGGCGAAACTCATAACTCTATAGTTATTCACATTAGACGAGGAAATGCTATACCAGAAAATCCAAGGTATGTAGAGGATAAATTTTATGAAAAGGTTTTATTACAAATATCAGAAATTATAGATAAATGTCAGATGGATAGCCCAGATGTTATTATCTGCACTGATTCTGATGATAATACTTTTACTCCAAGGGGGTATAACCAAGAGCGTATGTGGAGACAGCCACACTTATATCAAAATGAATCTGGAGAGTATCCACACACAAGTATTAACTTTGATTTACTTAAAAGGGCATACCCAAATGTAATAATAAGAAATGACATGGACACATACAGTTCGTTTATTTTTATGTTAACTGCTAAGGTTTTAATAGTTGGAAATTCTGCATTTAGTCAGTCTGCTGGACTTTTATCTACCAATAGCGTTATTGGGATGCCTGCAAAACATGGAATGGATCCAAGGCATAACCACTTTAAAAATAAAGTAGCAGCCCTGGATCCATCTGGTGTTTTATTGTGGGAATCCACCCATTAGTTGCTTTGTTCTTGGAGTAATGCCCTTCCAGGCAATCCAATTTTTACCACCTCTTGACATGTGGAACGCAACTTGAGCATTCAATACTGGATTAAATAACTCATAATTTGACTCTAAATTAAACTTATCTCTACGTTCAGGACCAAGGTCGCCAATCATATTTATTTGAAATAAGCCATAAGAACTATCTCCAGTTCTTTTACTAAGGTTTAACGCCATTGGTCTACCGCCAGATTCTTTTTTAGCAATAGCCCAAGCCTCCCTTAGTTTTTGACCTTCAAAACCCACTAATGCTAATAGATTTTTAAGGTCTTTGTCAGATAGATTTACAGCATTTTTGTATTTTTCTAACTGATCTTCTTTAGCCTTAGAAACACTTTTGGCCACTTGCGTGGCCTCAATAGTCTCTTCAAGCACGATAGTTTTACTATCGTCTAATCGGTTTTCAGAAGCATTAGCCACGTTTGACCAAACTGCAAACATAGCCAATATGCTGAGTGTGCCAATGATGTTCTTATTATTATTCATAAAAGTAATCATAGTTTCCTCCTTAGAAACGGAATGACACCTTGTTAAAGGGTGTCATGTTACTTCCTAGTATAACATGAATTTCAGACCCATGTCAAATATCTTAAAAGTGGTATAATAAGTATATTATGGCAACCAATCAGACATCAGGTCAATTTCAGATAGCATTTCCAAGGTCTACAGACCCAGTAAACGTACACGGAGACCTAGAACAATTGGCGGGAGATGTAAAAGAGTCACTAGAATCTATAGATGTTTCAATTATACAAATAGATGTTAAAAATATTAGTGGTTTGACATTACCTGCAGGCACTCCAGTTTATATATTTAATTATTCAGACACCGTTCCTGGAATAAAACACTATACAGAAGATTTATGGTCATCTGGTTCAGTAAAGCCAGTATTAGGTTTATTAAAAACATCACTAAGCAATAATGCAATTGGCAAAGTTGTTGTTGCTGGAGTTCTTGCAAATGTAAATACGTCATCGTTTGTTACAGGAGATGTACTATACGTTGGCAGACCAGATGGTGGTTTGACAAAGATAAGGCCAGCAGAGGGTTCTGGTGCAGTAGGAATTGTTGGATATGCACATGCCACAAATGGTGTAATTATTGTTGAGGCAAAAGGCAACGGTACATGGGGAGCATTGAAGGCTGGATTAGCCTAATATGATATAATCAACACATGGCAAATTTTCGTGGATCCGCTTCTTCATATGATATAGGTGAAAAACCACCAACAGTTATTTGGACTGTAGTTCGTGGAGACACATCTGGCTTTAAGGTTTATGTTGTTGATGATGCAGGACAACCATTAATTATTCCAGATTGGACTATTAATATGAAGATTAAGCGTCCAAACAATACAGCAGATCTTGGAATTATTACAGATGATGCCACGCTAATTATGGATTTATATCCAGCAGCAGATGCAGATGATTTGGTTGGAGAGTTTACTGTTTGGCTAACTTCTTCGGAATCTTTTATTTTACAAACTGGAGACATCTTTGATATTCAGTTATCAGATGCTACAAGAGTATGGACAGTTGCTCAGGGTAGCATGAAGATTCTTGAAGATGTAACAGATTAATGGCAAGAGCAACATTATCAAACCCACAACATAAAACCAAATATATAAAGCCAATTGACTACTCTGTAAAGCAAATAACATTAATTAACCCAACAGTTACAATTAAGCATGACTTGCCTTTTAGGGTAAGGTTTAAATCTATACAAATTGAAGGATACAGCGCTTCTAATCCCCCACCAATTCCACTACAAGTTATTGGTTTTAGTAACTGGATTCTTTAAAATATAAAAAGGGAGTTATAATAAGCACATGGCAAAAATCTCAATCCCAACACTAAAGACCAAGTTTCAAACTGGTGATCGTCCTACACAACAGGACTACGAAGATTTAATTGATTCAACATCAGCCCGTTCGACAGATCTTGGATCAATGGGTAATAATGAAAATACAATTTATGGTATTGAAAATGCCACAATAATTGATAACTTTGATGCCACAGAGTGGCGTATGGTTAAGTATATTGTTTCAATATCAAAGACCACAGCAGGGGACAACAAGTTCTACGCAACAGAGTTGACCATCTTGGTGGACGGTACAAATGTAAGCGTCTCTGAGTATGGCACGATAGACAATGATGGGAATATTGGCACCGTTAGCGTCTCTAGGGTTGGAAACACAGTTTCATTAACTGTTACACCAGACCAAGCAATTAAGCCAGTCACAGTTCGTTATGCACGAATTGGACTTAAGGCGTAAACAAGGAGATAAAACATGGCAGTAGTAAATAAAGACTTTAAAGTAAAGAATGGTCTCATCGTTGAAGGCACAACCGCAACAGTTGATAATTTTGACATTCTTACAAAGAAAACAGACGATCAGAACTATATCGTCAACCTGATTGGCGGAACAGCCACATCAGCAAATGAAGCAAACAAGGTTGTAAAGCGTGATGGCTCAGGCAACTTTGCTGCTGGAGAAATCACAGCAGACCTTGTTGGTGATGTAACTGGTACAGTTTCTTCACTTTCAAACCACGACACAGATGACCTTTCAGAAGGTTCATCAAATAAATATTTTACAGATGCAAGAGCAGTAACTGCAAACACTGGTTTGTGGGACACAATTGGTGCAGCAGCAGATGCAGAGGCAGATGCAATTCTTGCAGCACAGCAATACACAGACGGAGAAATCTCTGATGAAGTAATTGCTCGTGATGCAGCAATCCTTCTTGCTAAGAATGATGCAATTGCAGATGCAGCATCAGATGCTACAACAAAGGCAAATGCAGCACTTGCAGATGCCAATTCATACACAGATGATGAAATTGCTGCAGAAGTAACTCGTTCAAATAACTATGCAGATGCAGCAGCCACAACAGCAGAAAATAATGCTAAGGCATATGCAGATGGACTATCTTCTGGCCTAAACTGGAAGCAAGCAGTTCATCTTCTATATGATGCAGCAATTCCAGTACTATCTGGTAGCGGAGCATCACAGTTAATTATTGATGGACATGACCCACTAGGAGATGCAGATAGCGGATACAGAGTACTTATCAACAACGCTGGTGCAGATAGCGGTATTTATGTCTTTAATAGCACTGGCGGAAACTGGACACTTACTCGTCCAGAAGATGCAGATGCATTTGCAGAACTAGTTGGTGCAGCAGTATTCGTAATGGAAGGAACCAACTATGGTTCTACAGCATGGGTACAGTCTGAACACTATCTATCATCATTCTCAGGACAGTCTTGGACACAGTTCTCAGGTCAGGGTACATACCTTGCTGGAAATGGTCTAACACTTGACGGCACAACATTTGCAATCGATACAAATGTTACTGCTACAAAGTCATATGCAGATGGTGTTGCAGCAGATGCAGAAGATGCAGCGATTGCTCATACAGATGCTCGTGAAATTGCAATTACCTCTGCTTATGAAGGATACGCTAATGGTGTAGCACTTACTGCAGAACAAAATGCAAATATATACACAGATGGAAAGATCGCTGATGAAGTTGAAGATCGTAATGATGCAATTAATAATGCAATCAATGCTCTTACAACAACAGACATTGAAGAAGGCACAAACCTTTACTACACTGCTGCTCGTGCTAAGGCAGAGGCAGCAACACTTCTTGCAAATGCAACGAAGACAAATATTGTCATCACAAAGGATGGATCAGATAATCTAACAATTACTGCAGAAAACGGTGTTGCAGATTCTGATACAGATGACCTTGCAGAAGGTTCAACAAATCTATACTTCACAAATGCTCGTGCAGTATCTGCTCTTGAAGCAGTTATCCCAGACTTTGATGCAATAGATATTGCTTCTGTAGCAAAGCAAGTTGCTGCAACACATGCTGTACCAACAGCAAGTACACACACAGCATTTGCATGGCCACACGCTTCATATCGTTCGGCAGAATTCCTTGTTAAGATTGCATATGGAACACACACAGATGTTTCAAAGGTTATCTTAACATTGGATACATCAAATAACATAGCCATTACAGAATATGCAATGGTTGGAACAAATGGTTCATTGGGATCTGTTTCTGCAGATATTGATGGATCAAATGCTCGTCTTCGTGTTACAACAGGAAACAATAACTCTACAGTTCTTGTTGTTGGAACACTTTTAGCATAAAAAATTAAACAAAAGAGGGAGTGGTAATCTTGGCAACAGTCAATAAGGACTTCAAGGTTAAAAATGGACTTATCGTCACAGGTGGCGGTGAGTTCGGAGGAACGGTATCAGTAGGAACCCCTACATTAGATACACATGCTGCCACTAAGGCATATGTCGATTCATTGGCTAGTGGCATGGTTGTCGGATCTACCGCTCCCTCTACACCAGAAAATGGTGATTTATGGTTTGATACATTAACATCAAGAGTTAATGTTTATTATTCTGGATCATGGATGACAATGGCATCAATTGATGACACATTAAATCTACCCCAGCATATTCACGATACTGCAATTGATGGAACTGGTTTCATAGTATCTCAGTTTGTCACTGGCGGTAGTTTTAATGACCCACAAGGTTCTCCAGTAGATGGCGGATCTTATAACACCAACTCGTGGACTTTGGTTTACGATGGCGGTAGTGCAGTCGATAATTTCAACTAAAAACTGATGTTATAATAAGCACAGAAATAAAACGGTAGAAATACCACAAGGAGAGATAAATGGCAACAAGAATGCAACAGCGCAGAGGAACTGCACAGCAGTGGAATACTGCAAACCCAATTTTAGCAGCAGGTGAAATCGGCTTTGAAACCGACACAGGCGCATTTAAGATAGGTAACGGATCATCTACATGGTCTGCCCTTAAATATTTTACAGACGCAAGCGGTGCCCCAGAGTTACTCGACACCCTTAATGAACTTGCAGCAGCCCTTGGTGATGACCCACAGTATCTCTCTAATCACGTAAGCGCTACCACAAATGTTCACGGTATTGCAAACACACAAAACCTTGCAACTCTAGATGATGTTTCAGATGCAGTTTCTAACGCAGAAGTAGATCAGTCAACACTCGCTGGCGCAGGTATTGATTGGAACGCTGGTACAAATCAATTTGACATTGACAGTACTGTTGTTACATTAACAGGTACTCAAGAATTAACAAATAAGACATTAGTTTCAGCAGATCTTGGCTCAAACTCAGTAGCCACAACTCAGACTGGTACTGATAATACAACAAAGATTGCTACAACAGAATTCGTACAAGGAAGAATCTCATCACTTGTTGCAGGAGCACCAGAATTACTTAACACACTAAGTGAACTTTCTGCTGCAATTGCTGATGATGAAGATTTTGCAGTAACTATAACTGCTGCTGTTGGAGAAAAGGTTGCAAAGGCTGGAGATACAATGACAGGTATCCTTACCTTATCTGGCACCCCAACAGAACCTCTTCATGCAGCAACAAAGGGATATGCAGATAGTTTAATTAATGACCACAATGATTTAACACAAAATATACACGGAATTGCCAATACAGGTGATCTTGCGACTAAGTCATACGCAGACACTGCAGCAGGTAATGCAGCACTTGGAGAAGTAGGAACTCACAATTCATTGACACAAAACGTTCACGGAATCACCAACACAGGTGATCTTGCAACAGAATCTTATGTAAATGATGCTGTTTCAACACACGGATCATACACAACCAATGTTCATGGAATTGACGATACCTCAGCATTAGCCTTGTCTTCAGAAATTGAAGATCATAGACTAGACACAACAAACGTACACGGAATTGCAAATACTGCAGACATTGTTCTTACAGATGATGCTCGTTTATCAGATACAAGAA